TTCCATTCGAATACCGCACTGTCGTGAATAAGACAGATAGCTTTATCACCAAAATTATCTAGAGACCACATACCAGGTTCTAGTACCAAGTCACCTGATGCTGCTTCACCCCAGGCCACAAAATTTGTTGTGCTAGTAACAGTATCTCCAGCTCCGTGAGATGAAGGTGATGTACCTCTTACATCTCTTGTAACACCTGTTAATTCATTAGATGTACTTATGCCTGTATAAGATATTTCCTCTGTTCCTATCTTTATAAAGTTTGTACCTGAATCTGGAAACTGTGATACATCTGCTAATATGATACCAGTTGTCGTTGAAGAGTTTATCGCACCAGACAGAGTTGTTGTAGGTTCTCCTGCAACCTCACCACCCCATGTTCCAAGAGACCAACCAAAACCTTTTGCTTGTACCGCTGGTCCTACAGGATAATAATGTTGCACTCTAATACCACCTGATGTTGTTCCACCAGATCCTGTTTCATTTGAAGGCATTGTAATAGTGATGGTTGTAGATGTTGGCACACTTGTTACCATAAATTTTTTATCATCAAAATCAGAAGCACTAAAATTGGAATTAGTTATAGATGAAAAATTATCTAATAAAACTATATCTTGTGCACCTATACCATGATCTCCACTAAAAGTTATTGTGACGGTTGATGATCCGTTGGTCGTGGTGAATGCGTTTGTAAGCGTCGTTGTAGATTTAATAGGATGTATATCGTAATACACACCTCCAGAAAAAGCGTATAAAATTCTATTTGTTCCAATGATAGCATACTTTCTAGCTTTACTATTTACAAAATGATGTAACCCTCTACCAGCGCCAGTTAAAGCATCATCACCTAATTGTTTCCAACCACCTATTTTTTCTGGAATACCATAACGAAACCTGACATTATCACAGTCTGTCCATTGACCCTCTGCTCCTGTGTCAGTGATTTGTTTATTTATACCTGGCTGAAAACCTATCTTTTGTAGCATAA